ATTTGATTATCTGCGTTTCAATATGAATAAAATCTAATCGTATAGCATAATCATTTAATTTAGAGGCACTTTGTAGCATTTCATTTTCATTTTTACATTTAATTGCTGCTCCTAAATCTTCTAATATTTTTGCAGATAATCTAATCGGATATTTTATTTCATCAAGTGCTTTTATTAAATCAATGCATTCAATTGTAATTTTATTTTTATCTCTTTTAATATTGTCTATTTTAAAAGTTGCTCTTTGCTTAAATTCAGAAAAATCTAACCCTTCATAGCCTTCATAAATTTTAATATATCTTCCTCGATAATTTGGATTTCTTTCAATTAATTTTTTGAAATGTGTCCCTTTGATTTCAAGAATATTATTTACTCGTTCATTAATATATTTATCAATATCAACATCAGTATCATTTTCATCAAATAGTTCAATTTTGCAACGTGCAGGAATTGTTTTATCTTCATTAAGTTCTGTCGGCATAAATTGAATAGTCGATATATAAGGTTTAGCATTTAATTGATTTATACTATTAATTGAAGCATAATGATTTATATATCTATATTCTTTAATTGTTTTTGTAAATGCTTGTTTATATTTACAAGTTGCAAATGTATTATAACATTTTACACCAGTTGCAAGACAAGGTGATGTTCCAAACGTTAACGAACAATAATCAAGTTCAAGAATTACTAATTGAATTGGTTTTCTCGAAATATTATTTTGATAATCAGTAAAATTCATCTTTGTCCTATCATTTGTAAATTTATATTATCTATATAATTCAAATTTGATTGTGGCATTTCAAGGATGCTTTCCTCTTTTAATCTGACGTAAAATATATCATAAGGATTATTACCTAAATCAACAGCATAAAAGAATGGTTTTAATTGTTTTGCATAATTCCAAAATGGCAGAAATGAATTTTGAACAAATGTTTTAGATAAATTTGAATAATTATGATTAATTTCAATTGGATTAAATCGAATAATATTGCCAAGTAAATTACCAGCTTTACTAATTTCTGCATCAACTTCAATTGATTCATTATAAACAGAACGAGGAGCATCTGGCGGATATTCCATTTCAAGTGCTTTCCCTAAAAATGCAACACCAAGATAAGGTTTACCAATTGAGTTAATAATTTTTATTCTATATTTCGATGCAATCTTATTTTCAAATTTGGACATAAAAGCATTATCAGATTCAATTAATTCACTTATAATTTCTTCCCAAACAGTTGTAAATTTTTCAAGATAAAATTGTGCAGAAATAGAATGTAAATTATGACCTATAATTGCAATTGCATTTACTTCAAATCCTTGGCCAAATTCAACTTGAATATAATTTGTGCCTGCAGCAGCAAATTTTACAAAAGTATAAGGACGATAATCTCGAATATTTTGTACATTGCTGCCTGATTCTAATGCTGAACTTGTCAAAGTTCCATTAATTAATAAATTATCATATAATATTTGAGGTTTCATTAGCTAAAATCAATTTTACCATCATTAATTGCTTTATTTATTGATATACTTAAATTATCTCTAACCCATTTATCAAGATCATTTCCTGTAAGAACTTCAGAATTGACATTAACAGTTATATTTACTGCTCTTTGATTACTATTATTAATATTTGTATTATTAATAACAGATTGTAAACCAGAAGTTGGGATTGAAATAGAAGAACCTCCAGTTCCGCCAACACCAGAAGAACCAGGCTGAGTTGCTGCAATTTTAGCCACTTGAGCTAATCCAAACGCTATAACTGCAGCGGCAACAAAAGGTCCAAAAACTCCTGCTTGATCTAATGCTTTCGTTGCTCCTACATAAGTATTCATTACAGCTTGAGCAATTGCAAATGCTTTATGCATTGCAAATAAATCTTTATTCGTCCTCCCACCTAATTCTGCAAACATTAACATTGATTCACTCATCATTCCAAGACCATCAATAAATAATGATCTTTGATAAGATTCTGATTCTTGTTGCTCTAATAATAATTTCTTTTTTTCTTCTGCTAATTCATATTCAGATTCAAGTTTTATTCTATTATCTTCTATTGAAGCTAATGTTGATTCCTCCGCATTTTTCATTATTTTATCGTTCATTTCCTCATCAAGTTTTGCAGCATATTCAAGACCATCTTTAAATGAATCTGAAATTAAACTTGCAATATTTGCTTTTTGCCAATTATCAATAAATTTTTGCGGTCCAAATTTTTTTGTTAGTTCATCTGCTTCTCTGTTTATCTCTAATAATTTTCTATCAAACTCATTAAGTCCTAATAATGATGCTTCAAATGTTAATTGTGATTCAGTTTGTTTTAATTCTTCTAATTTTTTCTTTTGCTTATCAGTAAGAATAAATCTTTCTTGATATATTTTTAATTGTGCTTCTAATTGTGCAATATCATTTTTTATTTCTTCAGTTGTTTCTAATTTTTTTAGAGCATCAATCTTTATCTTAACTTGTTCTGCTAATAATTTAACTTCATTATCAGTAAGTCCAATCATTTTTTCACGTGCTTGCTGAATTGCTATATTTATTGCATCTCTGAATGAATCTTGTCTAAATTTTTGCCCATTTTTTATTCCTTCTATGATTGCATTTGTTTCAAGATTTGACCAAAATTCAAATATATTATTAGCGTTTTTTGCTGCATTATTAGCAGCTATAAAACCTTCAGCAGCTTGTGATAAAAAATCAATAAGTGGTGGCAATGTTTGATAAATAATACCATTGAATGAATTTTGCAATCTTTTTAATGAATCATTAAATTGTTCTGCTTGTTGTGCAGTATTAGTACTAATTTCAAAACCTAATTTACGTGCTTCATCTTGTAATTCTGCAATTCCTATTGAGCCTTGGTTTAATAATGTAATTAAATCTGTTCCAGATCTTCCAAATAATTCTATTGCATAAGCAGTTTTTTCAACACTATCGGGCATATATCTAAATTTATCTGCAATTTGTAAAAGAATTTCATTTATTGGTAATAATTGATTATTATTATCTCTAATAGTTATACCTAATTCTTTAAATACATTTTTAGCCTGTCCTGTCCCTGATTTTGCTTCATTTATATTTCTACTAAATCTTGATAAAGATGTTGTTAAAGCTTCTAATGAAATATCACTTAATTGAGCAGCATATTTTAATGTAGATAATGATTCTACATTTATACCAACTTTTTGAGACATTTTATAAAGTTCATCTGCAGTATCAATTGCAGATTTTATAACACTACTTAATCCAGTTATTATTGCTCCAAATGATAAACCTACAAATATTCCACCAAGAGAATTTCGAAGTGCATTAAATCCAGAACTAATTGAATTTGTTTTATTTGAGAGTTGATCTAATTTAGTAATTGTCCCATCAACTGCTTTAATTGCACTTATATTATTACCTTCTATTATTAACTGAACTACATTTTCTTTAGCCATTAGATTATTCCTAAAATTTTTAATGCTTCCTCTTTAGTTGTAATAGTTGCTTTTTGTCCAGGCCAGTATTCATGCCATATTTTTTGTTTATTTGTATATTTCCATTTTCTAACAGGATTTTTAATTTCTATAAGATAATTTTTACCTTGATAACCAATTAATAAATCTGTAACTCCATTCCCAATATCAGATAAAACAACAACTCCAGCCCCAATTTGTTTAAACAGATTTATAATTTCTCTTTGATTTTCATCTACTCGTTTTCTCATTTTTTCTTTGCCTCTTTCATCATATATTCTTGAATAGCATTTTTTAATTCACTCACCCATTTCCATTGTTCTAATGTTAAGTCATCTTTATCAAGTGGAAAATTTGCATTTTGCAATTCTATAATTTCGAGAGCAAATAAAAATCGAGCATCAGGTATATAATTATTATCAATATTGTTTTGATAAGATTGCCAAACTATTTTGGCTATATTTTCATCACCACCATGTCTTGCCAGACATTCTTCCCAGGTTTCTGGGAGTAAAGATTTATAATAATTTATTAGTTCAATCCGAAAGGGACATCTGTTCTCACAATATAACTTGTATTGCCGAGAATTGTATCAATAACTAATAATAAAATGTCGGTTGCCATTTCTTTTAAAATTGAAAACCAGCCAGCATAATAATCAGAATCGCTCGGATCTGAACTAATAATTTTCCCATCTAATGTAAAATCACCTTTTTTAAATCCTGTTATAATTTTTTCTGCCCATGCTAATTGCATTGCAATTGCATCTTCAATATTATTTGATTTAGTTAATTGATTTAAGATAGCACTTTTATATTGAATTCTTTCTGTTGAAGTTATTGAACGATAATATAATTCGATTGTCGAACCAGATATTTTATCAAATACAATTATTTTATTTAATTCTGTCTTTCCTAATTCTCGTGGCATATTACCTCTTATTTAAATGTTATTTGTAATTCAGTATTCCCAGCACTTAATGTTGGTCTTGCAGTTGCAGATAATTCCCATGTAATCACATTTTCTCTGTTGCCATACTTAGGTGGCGAATCCATAACTAATCCACTACCAATTATTTCTATTTTATTTCCTGCCGTTCCATTCGGTTTAGTTTCAATATTAAATGATGTTTGATTTTTATGATATGTATATGGATTAAATGTTGTTAATGCAACTTTTTCTGGATCAAAACTAAATTTTACTGTTCTATCTTTTACATAATATCTGCTAATTCCTGTATCTGCATTTGCATCAGACCTCTTTGCAATTTCATTTCCTAAATCAATATCAAGTTTACTAATTACTAAATCTGTAATTGAATCTAATTTAAATGCTGCATTATCCCATGGCTGCGGCAAAATATTATCAAATGTTGGTGTTGGAAATGTTGTATCAGAATAATGAGAGCCATCATAAAGCCCGGTAATTTCAACATCCATCGTCATCAATTCTCCAGCTTGTAATGGTATTTTAATACTTGCAACACAACCTTTTAATTTATGTCTTGTTCCACCAGACCAGAAATAAATAGTTGCACTTTCACCTTCAAGATTACTATTAAGAGCATATACAACAGAAGTCCCAGCATTAATAGTTTCTGTAAAATTTGCAATTCGCAATAATCTTCCACATTGTGGCGCTGTTCCAGCAGTCCCGCTTCCTTTCAATTCTGTTTTAAAAGATAATTTAAGAGCTTCACCTATAATAACTGGAGCAATTTTGCCAAAATAACTTAAAGGGATATTTCTTTCTTTTGCATTTGCAACAATATCAAATGTAGGTTCTCCAAGTGTTATAATTGCATCGGTTGTTTCCGATGGAGATGCATCACTGCCATAAATTGTTTCTATTTTTATGAGAATCAAACTTCTAACCTTTTCCATTGTTTACCTCATTATTTTCTTTTAGTATTTCATTTTTAATTTTTTGTTCTTCTCGTTTCATCATTGCTTCGTCATCCAGATTTGGAACTAATTTGCCATCACGAATTATATATGAGCCACTCGGACGAAACATAACAGTAATATCCGGTCTTATTGTTGTATTTATATAAATATCTTCTTTATTAATATTTTCTTTATCTAAATTTATTTTTTTACTCATTACAACCCCCATGCATTTTGTCTATAAAAAATTAATAATCTTATTGTAACATCACCTATTTTATTGCCAAGTTGATCAATATTATAATAAATAGAAGTTTGATATTCTGTATTAATTGCCAGACCATCCCAACTTAAATTAGTTCCAATACATTTAAGAATATCTGCTTCATATTTAAATAAATTTGATAATTCGATAGCATTTGTGCAAACAATATCTATTTCAACTATAAAATTGCAATTCCATAATGTTGAACTACTTTCATTATTAGATGATAAAGAATTTTCATTAGCACGAATATTTATTCCTAAATTTGTAAATATAGTTTGTTTATTAATAAATACTTTTCCGCTATAATCGAAATAATATTCATTGATATTATTAATTGAAGAAATTTTTTCTTGAATTTTTTCAAGAATATTTATTCGTGCTAAATCTGGGATCATGTTTGTTCTCTACTTAATATTAATCTTGCAAAACCATCTCCTGAATCAATAACATAATTGATATAATAATTAATATTATTTCTTTTAATTATATCACCTTGATTAATATCTGCAGCTTCAGATTTTTTAATATCACAAAAAGGATTTGTTGTAATTACTTGATTTTCACCAATATTGACTGTTGTACCTTCTTCATTAAAATTACAGACGATTTGCCTTGAAGAATTATTTTTAATTAATTCAACTTCTTCGGCAAAATCGTCTGTATTTAAAAATATGTCATCTTCAATAATCATCTATAGAAATAATTTTACCTCTATTTTTTCTTTAAATTATCTGATGATTTACCATCAGCTTCAATTGTTAATTTTGCTTTTTTATCAGCATCAATTTTTTCAAAATCTTCAGGATAACAAACAATATTTCTGAAATAAATATCTTTTTTTTCAATTCCAGAAATTTTTACTTTTTCACCATAATCATATCTTTTTGCAACTTCATCTCCAGCAGATTTAATTCTTGCCGGGATAATTACAATCATCTCTTCAATCTTATTTAAATTATCTTCATTCCATGATTTTAATTTAATAGCCATTATTATTTACTCCTTTTTTTTTTATTAAGAAATTGGGACATCATCAGCAATAGCAAAAGCAGCAGTTTGACGAACAAGAACATCGAACATTGTAAATATATTTAATTCAACCATACCTTTAGAGCCTTGAGAATATGGATTAACAAGTAATTCATCAACACCCCAGAATAACATATATAATTCTGACCAGTCTCCAAATATTAAAACTTGATCTGGAACTTGATTTGTCGTTTCAGAACTATAACCTGCCATTTGACCATTTTCATCCATTAAATAAACAGGTTGAGCAGTGACTTTAGATGTACTCATTAATTTAGATTCTACATCAGTACTCTGGCACCATTTCATATTCGGTCTCAAAGCATTAGCTTTTTTAATTGATTTTTTAACCCCAAGAATTCCAGACCATGTTAAATTAGTTGCTAAACTTGGTGCAGCAATCCCAGAAGTATTAAGCAAGCCAGTTGGTTCATTTGAAGAGCCAGATCCATTTATACCAAGATAATCAACCTTAACATTTTTTACATCATTTAACTCTTTAATTAATAAAGTATCTATTCCAACACTTGATTGATAAAATAATTGTCGACCATACTCGGTATAAGCACTAACATGTTTTGGCGAAGCTGTTATTTGACCAACTACAATATAACTTTTTGTAGCAGATATATTTTCAGCAACAGAATAGGCTGTTAAACCTGAAACAATTTTAGGAATTGTAAAATTATCTCTTAATCCAGTAATAACTGTTGCTCCTAATCGTCCTAGAACTAAATCATTACGAAGAACTTCTACTAATAAATCAGAACGCAAATCAGTTGCTACTAAATAACCACCTTCAGTAAGATTTGTTACACTATGAGCACGTTTTTGAAATTCAGGATGATGTTTCATCATGATTTCGAAAGGGATAAAAAATGATCTTTCATCTTGTGGAGAACGACCTATCTGTTTTGCAAGTTGATCTGAAATTTCGAATTCTTCGCATTTTTCACCACTTAATTTAGCAGCAATTGCTCTGGATATAGAATATCGTTTTTGTTCACTTTGATTAAGTCCAAGAAATCCAAGTGGTGTTTGATAAATATCACCGCCTTTTTTCTGAACTTCATCAAGAAGTTTAGCCTGGAATGCTTCAAGTGTTAAATCTGATTTGCCAAGTAATAAATCCATTGCGGCTTCGTCAGCCATTTTTTGAAATTTCCCATTCCAGTAAGACCTGCCTATTTCACGAATTTGTTCTGCAGTTTGTTTTTTTAATTCATCTAGTGATTTTTGATCCGGCATTTTATTTTCCTCCTTTAGTTTTATTGATGAGATTTTATCATTTAATATTTCTTCAATTTTATTCAATAATTTATTTCCCTCATTTTTAATGTAATTTTCTTCAGACATTCTTTTTAATTTAGCAGCATCATCTGCACCAATTGGCACTAATGATAATTCCTTTACCTTCCACCATGTTCTTATAACAAATGGATAATCATCTTCATATTCATTTTTATAAACAATTCCATCAATTATTACTTCCTTGCCTTTTGGAATTTCAATAGTAGATTCTTTTTTTGTTTCATAGCCAAGAGAAACAGAATCGATATGTCCTTCTTCAATTTTTTTCGCAATTTTTTCTTCAGTTTCACTAATTATAATATCAGCTAATAATTCATTAGCTGATGTTCGCCAATTAATTGCACTACCAAGTATTTTCTCAACTGAAATTGCCGAATGTGAATCAAGAAGAACTGTTTTATCATTATCAGGTAATACTACATATTGCATTGGTAATATTTCTCGAACTATTTCCCATCTTTTCCAATCTACAACAAGGGCTGGTGCGCTTGTTGTTGCAATTGTTGGAATACCTTTATCTTGTTTATCAAATAATAATTTTGCAGAACGTGAACATAATCCGCCATAACCATGCGGATTAAGATTTTGCAAATCTGTTTTAATTTCTAAATTCATTTTATATTTTCCTTCTTTTAATTTCCCCATTATTGCTTTAATTCCTTTTCCCCAATCAATAGTGCGAAATGAATCTTCAACAAAATCGTTCGGATCTCTTTGTCTGAATCTATAATATTCATCTGTTTCATCTGTTTTATCATTTCTGTAATTATGTTCTTTAAGCCATTTTTTCGCCTTTTCTAATGTCCATTTTTCTTTATCAAATAAAATTGATTGAATTACCATCGATTGATTATCTCTTCCCATTTAATTCACCTTTAATGCATCATTATTGCTTGGTTCAGTTAATTTAATTTTTGTAATTTTTTCTTTAACATCTGCAGGAAATTGCAAGCCTGCTTCTTCAAAAGCTTCACGTTCATATTTTATTTGGTCAATGAATGCTTCGAGAGACCAGCCACGTTCTGCTAGGTATTCTTCTAGACTTCCAAGCCCATTTTGAATTAGCAATAAAAAAGCCTCTGCTTCATCTTTTGGCGAAACCCATTGCCAAGAACGACCTTGAAACCATGGTTGATTAAATTTATCATATTTAAAAGCAGGAAGATTTATAGCTTGTTTTAATAATGCCATTTTTAAAAATTCTGCAAAGTTCCAATTCAAAAAATGTTCTCTAAACCATGCATGTAATGATTTCCAAGTATCTCTTTCTTCAAGAAGATTTGTTCTTGAAGATGTATAATTCACAGCTTCATAATTATTAGCTAATGTAATAAATGCTACATCAAAACCACTTGCTATTCCACGCAAAGCCCACTTTTGAAATTCCCCTTCTCTTCCTGAAGGAGACTTAAAATCAATTTGACTTGCGGTCATTCCTTTGGGGACAATTAAAGCTTCACCTGGCATGGTGTTCTGAACCATAACTGCTGGATCATATATTTGTTTTTTTGATCCAGCTATATTAGCTTCTATAGGTTCATCTCCAATTGCATCATCTTTGTATTCATATTTAATTGTTTTATTAGCGCTTACTCGAGCATCAACAAGAATAGCTTCTTCAAAACCATTTAGTATTTTTAATCTAATCATAGATGGTGCAAACCATGATATTCCACGAATTTGTGAGGGATGTTCTTTTACAAATAAATGTTTAATTTGCAATACTCCATTACTATCATATATAGGGACTCGAATTCTTTCTGATGTTGTATATGCTCCAAAAAATAAATATTGGTATGGATTAATTTTTTTAAGCCAATATGCAACTGGTTTTCGATAAGGTGTTAATTCAACACCTAATACAACTATATTACCATTTGGCAATATATCATTATAAGTTTCATCAAGATAATCTGCTTCAATCAATTGTAAACGGTATCCATATTTACTATCATCACGAATTGTTTTGATTAATAATTCTCCATCTGTAGCAATAGTTTTTATCATTATATTATTTAATTCACGAAAAGTAATATCTTCTGTAATTGTGCAATTTTCTGCTTTACACCAATCTTCAAATGCTTCTTGTATTTTAATATTTGCTAATTTATCATAGCGTGGAATTTTCATTCCTTTTGATTCATCATAAATTAATTCATAAGCTTTGTTTCTTAATATAAATCCATCTGAACCAATAACATTTTTTTCTAACATTTTTAAATATTTTTTTGCGTATGGATCATTATAGGCAAGATCTCTAGCTCTTTGTCTAATATTTACTATACCTTTTCTTAAAGATGTATTTATTACTTCATATACATCATTCCAATCGGATGTAAGATGTGATGTTTGTGCTGCAACTAAATTTCTGGTAATATTTTTTTCAAGTGAAGATAATTTTTTCTCAAGCTCATTAAATTTATTTTTTTCAATATAACCAAATCGATTTAATATATTATTAAATAAACTCATTTGAATGCCTGAATAATTATTGGTGTTTTATACAAACCTAATTTCTTTTTATAACGCATAATTTCTCTATCAATTTGATCTAGTGTTTTGAATCTCGTTGCTTTACCATTAATTGTGATATCAACGTATTCTCGTTTCGCAATCCGCAGCCTTGCAGATATTAATTCATCAAGAATTCGTTGATCTTCGCTTCGTGAATCATCAATAGATGAAAGTATTGATTTAATTTCAATTATTCCTTCGTATGCAACAATTTTTTCTGAATTATCTATTCTTGTCAATATATATTGAAAATTATTAAAACCATCTATTAGATTATTATCATATTTAATTACAAATTCATCTCCATCTTTTTCTGCTATAATTTCCAAAGTTGGTTTATTAGCACATTTTAATAAAACAGTTAAATTATATTCAGAAGTAGAATAATCTTGAAAATATTCAGACCAACTGCCCTTTGTTCCTGCAAATAAATTTTGATTATATATATTAAGCATAAAACTATTTAATAATTTTTCCATTAATAAATAAACTTTTTGCTTTTGTTTAGTATTATTATAACTTTTCACAAAAAATGAGAAATTTTATCAGTTATTTTGAGAAAATTTATCTTATTCAACTTACTCATCGTTGTTCAAGTTGTTCTACTTTTGCTTTTAATTCCTGTATTGCCTTGATTAGCACGGGTATTAATTGTGTATAATCTAAGCCATA